CCGGTACAGATACAAGGTGGTTCATCTGTATCTATGAAAGGTGTAAAGAAAAGAATATTAGAAGTAAATGCAGATTTATTTCAAACTCAGGCTATGTCAATTAATGATCAGGTAGTTGCATTTAGATCATTCGGTGAGGATGTTTTAGACAGCTCTGTTGTTCCGTACACCGGTATTAAAACAATAGGACCGCTACTTGGTTTTGATTACTTAGGAGAAATAACAATAACCCAATCAGTTCCTTTAGATTTTAATTTATTGGCTCTTGATTATAAAATAAGTGTAGGAGGATAAATGGAAACTATTACTGCAATAGCTCCTTTTTTTGCTGTTGGATCTAGTATTATTTCAGCTGTAGGTTCATTAAGACAAGGACAAACAAGTCAAGATAATTATAATGCTCAGGCTCAACAAGCTGAAATACAAGCTAGAGAAAGATCGTTAGAATATCAAAGACGAGCTAATAAATCGTTAGATGAATCTATTATAAATATGGCAAGAATAAATGCTCGAGCGGGATCAGCAAATCTTGATCCATTTTCAGGAAGT